GTCACGCTGACCGAATGGACTCGGCACCGATGTCTGCACCGCTGAACCTCGTCAAGCCATCGACCATCGGCGATGTCGGGTCGTGGCTTTGGGAACTGACGATTCGCAACCTGCCAGGCGGCGTGCTACGTGACCAAGACGCTGCGAAGCTGGAACTGCTGTGCGTGTCGTGGGAGCAGTATCGCAAGCTACTGGACCGGATGCAATCAGACGACGACCCGAACCTCATCAACAAACTAAAGAACCTCGCTGACCTAATCGACAAGTTCGGCAAGCAGTTCGGCATGTCGCCGCTGGACCGTGCATCGCTGAAGGTGGAAGACCCGAAGGAGCAGGCTGACCCATTCGCTGAGTTTATGAAAGCAGGACTTAATTGATTCGTGCCGCTGTCTATCGTGACACCGTGACCAGCTACTGCGACGACGTGCAGGACGGCACCGTCGTGGCGTGCGACATGGTTAAGGCAGCGGTGGCCAGATACCAGCGGGACTTGGCGAAGCAGCAAACGCCGGACTTTCCCTACCGGCTGAACCAGCAGCGGGCGGAGAAGTCGTGCCAGTTCTTCCCGATGCTGCTGCGGCATTCTATCGGCGAGTTCGTTGGGCATCCGTTCCACCTTTCGCCGTGGCAGGCGTTCATTAACTGGAACCTGTTCGGCTGGGAGCGTGAGGACGGCACCCGGCGTTTCCGCAGGGCGTTTATCAGCGTTGCTAGGAAGAACGGCAAGTCGTCCTACTGTGCCGGGCTGGCGCTGCTGCTGACGGCGGCCGACCGCGAGGCTGGGGCCGAAGTCTATATCGGTGCGACCAAGCTGGATCAGGCCCGCATTATTCACAAGGAGGCTAACCGGATGCTGCGGCAGTCGCCGTACCTGGGGCGGCACGCCAGCATCACAAAAGATAACGTCGCATTCGAGGCGACCAATTCATTCCTGCGGCCACTGGGCAGCGACAAGCCTTACGACGGTCTGAACCCCCACGGCGTATTCTTTGACGAGCTGCACGCTTGGCAGGAATATCACCGGGACTTTTATGCCACGATGACGACGGGTAGTGCGGCACGGACGCAGCCGATGCAGGTGATGATTACCACGGCTGGCAACGACCGCAGCCGCATCTATAACGAAGAACTGACCTACACTCGCGGCGTCATCAAAGGAGACTGGCAGGATGATTCCACGTTCGGCATCATCTACGAAATCGACGAAGCAGACGACCCGTTCGACCCGTCCGTTTGGGTCAAGGCCAACCCGAACCTGAACATTTCGGTGAAGCTCGACTATCTAAGCGAGCAGGCAACCAAGGCCAAGAATAAGCCGCAGGCTCGGCATGACTTTATGCGTTACCACTGTAACCGCACCGTCTCAAGCGTCGAGAACGGCATCACGGCGGAACTGTGGGACAGCATTGCCGCACCGCTATCTAACTGGGACGAAGCGGACGCCATTGCTGCGGGTGTCGACCTCGGCGGCAAAGACGACCTCGCTGCCTACGCGTTGGCGGCCCGGTTCAAAGTCGGCGAGACGGAAGACGACGCCGGAAACTTGCGTCCAATTTACCGCTACGAGATTCGCAGCCGGGCGTTTATCAGCGAAGAGTCTCGGCGGGATTTAACGCAGCAACCGTGGAGCCACTGGATACACAGCGGGCAGTTGGTCAAATGCCGTTACGTTGTGGCAAGCCTGCGGGATTCGCTGCTGGACGAATGCGAGGAGTTGGGCATTCAGATGGTGGCGTTCGACCCGTACAACGCTTCCCAACTTGGTGACGAGCTGGACGCGGCAGGGCTGACGGCGGTGAAGATGCCGCAGGCTCATCACCATTTCAACGAGGTGCTGCTGGAGTTCCAAAACGCAGCGGTCGAGGGACGGCTGCGTCCGGCAGTGAATGACCCGGTGCTGCGGTGGTGTGCCCTCAATATGAGCATCAACCGCAACAGCCGGGACCAAGTGATGCCGGACAAGAAGCACAGCAAGGAAAAGATAGATGCGGTGGTTGCGTCTTTGATGGCGATGCGTGCGGTTATGGTGTGCAAGTCGAAGTTTACTGGCAGTCTGTTTATAGGCTAATGGAGTGGCACTGATGGGATTCGGACTCAATGGCCTGATTAAATGGTTCAATGGAACCGATGACGGCGTGACGCCAGTAAACCCGCACACGATGCTGGGGCTGGCTGGCGTGTGGTATGCCATGTCGAAGATTAGCGGCATGGTCGGCCAGATGCCGCTGGAGATTCGCCGCAAGATTGACGGAGGCGGCAGCGACGACGGCATTGGCCATCCGGTTTGGAACCTGCTTAGGTGGCAACCAAACGACTACCAGACCGCCGACGTGTGGAAGGAAACCATTCAGGGCCACGCTATTGGCTGGGGCAACGGGCGTGCGGTGGTGATTCGCCAAGCAGGCAGGCCGACGGAGCTGCTGCCGCTGATGCCTGACCGGACCAAGACCTACATGGTCGGCGGCGAGAAGTACCACGTAACCAACCCGAACATGGACCACGACCGGATCGCTGCCTATTCCGGCAACTTCGAGGCGGCGATGACTGCCAACCCTGAGACGACCGTCGTCATTCACGACCGCGACGTTCTGCACATCCAAGGCTTCGGCTACGACGGCGTCGAAGGCAAGTCGTTCGCCAGCGTTGCGAGGGAGTCTCTGTCGATGGGCCTGAACGGTCAGCGGCTGGCGACGAAGCAATCGGAAAAAGGATTCACTGGCCGGATGATGCTGCAGGCTCCGCCGGGTTCGTTCCGTGACGAGAAGCAGGCGGCGGAGTTCCTGACGACATTCCGCAAGCATCACAACGAAGACGGTGAACTGGTCGGCCTGCTGCGGGAAGGCGTGACGGCCAACGTGCTGACGATGTCGAACCACGATGCCCAGTTTGTCGAACAGCAGAAGTTTAACCGCACCGACATTATGCTCTGGTTCGGCCTTGAATCTATGCCTGGCGATGAGTCCCGCAGCAGTTACTCCAGCCTTGAACAGAAGCAACTGTCGGAGTTGCAGTCGTGCCTGAACCGCTGGCTGGTGAAGTGGGAAATGCAGTGCCGCGCCAAACTGCTGACTGACCGCGAGAAGATGGCGGACCAGTACTACTTTAAGTTCAACCGTGGCACGCTCATCATGACTGACATGAAGACGACCGTGGACACGCTGGCACAGGGCATTGTTCACAAGATTATCAACCCGAACGAGGCACGCGCCAAGCTCGACATGAACCCCTATAGCGGCGGCGATGTCTATAGCAACCCGAACATCACGACCGACGAAGTGGACCCGGCAGGCGACGGCACCGGCGAAACCGAAACGCCAACCGCAGCACCAGCGGCACAAGCCCAGCTCCAGCACATGGTCGGCGTCGAGTGTAACCGCATTGAGCAGCGTGGCCTGCGGGCGAAGAACTTCGTGGACTGGGTCGATGGCTTTTACGCTCGCTGGCAGGAGCGGCTGGAATCGACAGCCGGTGCGGAGGACTGCGACGTAGCCGGATACTGTAAGCGGCACAAGGACGCACTACTGGCGGCAGCGGATAAGCAACCAGCCGAGTTCGTCGAAGCGGTCAAGGCACTGGTCACCGACTGGCGGGCGGATGGCGTCAAGGAGCTGTCCAGCCTATGAGTGAGCGTGTCTTCGTCTGCGTTGGTCCGAACCGTGGGGATGCCGAGATGCTGCGTCTGCTGCAAGGGCACGACCGATTTTTTATGTTCGAACCGCTGCCGGATGCGGCTGCGTTTCTGCGGCAGCATAACGCACACATCGCCGATATTTTCCACGTAGTCGAAGCGGCTTGCGGCCCTGTCACCTGCCGGGCCAAGATGCGAAGGTACAACACAAACGGAGTCAGCAGCAGCCTCGGCGTTTGCACGGAGCAGGCCCGGGAACTGTACCCGCAAGCGGACCTGAGCGAACAGGGCGAGGTAGAGGTGCAGGTGGTTAACCTCGGCGAGTTCCTTGAATGGTTCGGCGTCAAGCAGATTCAGACGCTGATGACCGACGCACAGGGCATGGACCTTGCCATCCTGAAAACGATGGAACCATACTTCCGCAGGCGGGCAGTCCAGCGGGTGATTCACGAAACGGACGCCGACGGATTCCGGCACTACGACGGACTACCGGATAACTCGCTGTCTGGTGCGGTGGCGTTTATGGAACAGTTTGGATGTTACCGGCCAAGCAGAATGCCGGACAGGAATGATTTTAATTTTGACATGGAATGGAGGCTGGAATGCTGCGGGTAAACGAGAAGACGCGGGAAATGTTCGTCTACGGCCAGATCGGCCCGGCAGACTGGGGATTCATCGGGGCGGATTCCATCGTCGAAGGGCTGGGCATGCTGGGCGACGGACCCGTTAGCGTGCGTGTCAATTCACCTGGCGGCAGCGTGGATGAAGCGGTCGCAGCTGTGGAGAACCTGCGGCGGCATGGCGGCGAGGTGACGGTAAGCGTTGACGCCTTGGCGGCATCGGCGGCTACCCTGTTCCTTGTAAGCGGATTCAAGGTTACGGCGGCACCACGGGCGATGGTGATGATTCACCAGCCGCACACGATTGCGATCGGCGACGCGGCATCAATGCGGAAAACGGCGGACATTCTGGACAAGTACAGCGAAACGCTGGTCGATGCCTACGCTGCCAAGATGGACGCCAGCCGGGATGAAATCTTGGCGATGGTGGCGGAGGAAACATGGTTCACAGCCAAGGAAGCACTGGCTATCGGGCTGGTGGATGAAGTGGTCGACATCAAGGACGCACCCAAGGCGATGGCCTCGGCGTCCATGTTCCGCCATCCGCCGCAGGAATTGTTTGACGCCAGCAAGCCAGCGACGCCAGTCGAACAGCGATTCCCGAAGCTGATTGCCGCAAAACTGCGGGCAATACGACTAAAAAGACGTGACACTTGATTCGGTAATTGAAAAGCGTATTATTTCAGACGGCGGGAATGTCTCGCCACACATTTTGAAAAACTCCCGCTAGAGTTCGGTTGTCATCGACTCGACGGGCTGACGTTTGGAAACCAACGTCGGCTGTCGCAGTCGATTTCTTTTTTTGCTGCCTGACAGTCGGCACAAAAAAGGAATGACCGATGAAGACTGTAAAGGAATTGCGGGAAGCGATTCAGGAGCAGCACGACCGCGTAGCTGCAATTCTGGCCGTTGCCAAGGGCGAGCAGCGTGATCTGAACGCTGACGAGGAAAAGGAAATCGACGAGGTCCAAGGCAAGGGCGACCAAGCCGGAAAGCTCGGCGAACTGGAAGCGAAGCTCGACCGGCTGCTGAAGGTCGAGGCCGCCCAGAAGCAGATTGCCCGTCAACGGTTCGACGCTGACAAGCAATCGGACGAAGTCGTCGCCAATGGCGAGCTGAACGTCGCTGCCGTCAAGGTTCCGGCCAAGGCGAAGGGCGGCGTGGTCAAGGCTTTCCAAGGCCCGAACGCCGACAAGGAAGCCTACATTGCCGGTCAGTTCTTCCTCAGCATCAACGGCCATCAGGGTGCCAATGAATGGCTGAAGTCGCACGGCATCCAAAACGCCATGTCGACCAGCGACAACACCAAGGGCGGCTATCTGGTGCCTGAAGTGCTGGAATCGGCCATCATCCGCAACGTCGAAGAGTTTGGCATTGCTCGCCGAGAATGCCGTGTCTACCCGATGGGACCGGGCGTAACCCTGATTCCTCGCCGGGCTGGCGGATTCACTGGCTATTTCGCTGGCGAAAACAGCAGCGTCACCGCATCGGATTTGGCATTCGACCAAGTTCGGCTGGAAGCTCGCAAGCTGATGGTCTTCTCCAGCTGGTCCAGCGAACTGCCGGAAGACAGCGTCGTGGCCTTGGGTGACTTGCTGACCCAAGAGGTGGCCCAGTGTTTTGCCGTCAAGGAAGACCAATGCCTGTTCCTTGGCGACGGCACCAGCACTTACGGCGGCATCCTTGGTTTGGCAAATGCCTTGGCAGCGGGTGCAGTTGCAACGACCGCAACCAACATCGACACGCCAGCCGAAGTCACCATTGCCTCATTTGAGGAAGCGATGGGCAAGTTGCTGATGCTGCCTGGCATCCAGCCGAAGTGGTACTGCCACAGCAGCATTTACTACAACGTGCTGCAACGGCTGGCCAATGCTCAAGCTGTCAACGTGGCCAACTACGCAACCGGCATGGGTCCAATCTTCATGGGCTATCCGGTCGTGTTCTGCCAAGCAATGGACAGCGGAGCCCCGACGACTGACCTTAGCGGCAAGTTCATCGCCTACTTTGGCGACATGAGCCGGGCCGTTTCGATGGGCCAGAAGCGTGGCATCAGCATCGCAGTCGACAACAGCTACGGCTTCAACACCGACAGCATCTACTTCCGCGCAACCGAACGTTTCGACATCAACTGCCACGAACGCGGCACTGCATCGCTTGGCGGTCCAGTGGTCGGCGTCAAGTGCAACGCATCCTAGTAAGCCAAGTGTTCTGCTCCACTTGGGACCGTCGGGAGGGGGCGGTTCGCCGCTCCCTCCTTTTTCTTGAACAAACCAATACATGACAAGGAACCGATAAATGAAGACTCTCCAAAGCTGCGTGTTCTCCACGCTGCTCGCCCCGATTACCGCTGCGACCACCGCACGGACTGCCAACCTCGATTGCCAAGGTGCCGATTACGCAACCATCAGCATTGCTGTCGGTGCGGAACTGAACACCAACAGCACGAACGTCGTTGTCTCCCTCAAGGAATCGGACGACACCACGGCATCCAATTTTGCCACGTTCAACAGCACCTACGCTTTCACCATCGACAACACCGCAGCGGCTGAGTCCGTCCTGCATGTGGACCTCAATGGCCGCAAGCGGTATCTGCAAGTCGGACTTACACCGGACGCCACGACCAATGGCCCGGTATTAACCTCGGTGGTCGGCATCCTGCAAAAGGAAATCGCCGCCTCCGCAAACACCAACAATGCCGATTACGTCAAGGTTGGTTAATCATAAGACGGACCACATTAGCGGAGCAGAACGCTATGGATACACACAAGGAAGCGAAGGTTGCCGCGTTAATGACGGCTCCCAGATACGAATGCGTCTGGAGCCGCAACGTCATCGACCACGCTTTTAAGAAGGCAGGGATTCCGATTGTCGTTTCGGGCGGCGTGTTCTACGGGCAATGTATGCAGCGGATGCTGGAAGACGCCATCGACCACAGCATCGACGTGGCGATTACGGTGGACTTCGACAGCTGCTTTACCGTGGAACACGTTCACCGTTTGCTTGGCGTGCTTTACAGCGACGACAAATACGACGCTGTGGCGGCGATGCAGTGCAAGCGGGGCAAGCAAATCCCGCTGTTCACAATGGGCGGCGAAACGCGGGTGGAATACTGCGGCCAGCCGCTGGAGGTGACGACGGCACATTTCGGGCTAACGGCCATGAAGCTGGACCGGCTCAAGGACGTGCCGAAGCCTTGGTTCTGGTGCAGGCCGGATGCGGATGGCAAGTGGACCGACGCCAAGATTGACGATGACATCTGGTTTTGGAACAAGTTCCGTGAGGCTGGGCGGCGGGTCTGGGTAGACATCGACTGCCGCATCGGGCACATGGAAGAGATGATCGCTATCTACGACGAGAACCTGCAACCGCAGCACATCTACCCAGAGCAGTGGCGGCAGCAGTATCTCGAGCGCAAGGAGCAGAAGGCATGAAACTGAAACAGGTCCAGCAGGTGCAGGTTCAGCTGCTCCGCAACTGGAACGGTCGCAAGGCCGATGACGTGATCGAAGTTTATCCCGGTGTAGCAGATTGTCTGGTGAGGTTTGGAAATGGGCGGATTCTCAATCAGCGGACCATTGCGAACGGCGGACAAGTCGATCACGCAGACAGCCCCGACAGTGGAGCCGCTGCTGCTCAGCGAGGCGAAAAAACATCTAGAAATCGCCGACGCTGACAGGGCTCACGACGATCATCTGGAAAACCTTATTCAGCAGGCACGGGAGCAGGTGGAGCATGACTGTCAAGTTTGCCTTATATCTCGCACGGTTACGGAAAAGTTCAACTGGTCCGGCGACGAAGAATACTGGCAATTGTATTACCGGCCAGTTTCTTCGGTCACTGCGATCACCTACTACGACTCAACCAACACGCAGCAGACGTTTTCGGCAAGCCTCTACAGCCTTGACGCGGACCGTCGCCGCGTGTGGCTCAATAGCAACGCGGCATGGCCGACAACCTACGACCGTTGGGACGCCATCAGCCTAGCGTACACGGCTGGGTACGGTGCGAGCGGAATCTCGGTGCCGCAGATTTACAAGCAGGCAATGCTGCTGCTGATTGGGTACTACTTTGAAGAACGCACGATGATGGGCAACGAAGTCATCACTGGCGGATTCAAAGCCTATGAGAACCTGCTGGCCCGGCTCAAGCGGAGTAACTACCCGTGAGATTAAAAGCTGGCCAATACCGTGATCGCATTTATGTCTACAAAGAAACCTCCGACGATGGCAGCGACGACCCGGCGTTTGCAACGACGCTGTGGCGTGACCTGCCGTGCAGCATCACCGCAGTCAGCGGCGGCGAGACGTATCGCGGCAGGCAGATTGAAGCGACTGTCTCGCACGTAATCGAAATGCGGTATTACGCCGGGATTCTGCCGAACATGCGAATCTACCAGCCGCTAACGCAGACTTACTACGAAGTTAGCCGAGTGCTGGCGATGGACAGCAACACGCAGTTGATGATTCAGGCGACGGAGGTGGTTGTCTGATGGCAAGAGCGAAAATGGCTATTGAGTCCAGCATCAGCGAAGACGTCAAGATTGAAGACTACCTCCAGCGAGTCGATTTGCTGGTTCGTGGAAAAGCACTGGCCGACGCACTGAAGGCAGCGTCCAAGATTGTGCAGAAGGATGCACAGGCACGGATTCCACGCAGCGACCGCACCGGAACCAACAAGAAGAAAAGCAAGAAGCAGCGGGACCGTGACATGCTGCGGAAACCCCTGGCCGACAGTATCGCTATCAAGATGGTTTCCAAGAATGACGGGATGCTGCACATGGCGATTACCGGCCAAAAGCTGGAGCCGCACATGAAAGGCAAGGACCGGAAGAACACGACCGCACACGGGCACCTGCTGGAGTTCGGGCACAAGGCGTACTTCTGGAGCGACAAGCCAGCGACACGCAAGACGTTCGTCGAGGCTAAGCGGTGGCTGGCACCTGCCGTTGATTCAACACAGATTCAGCAGAACCAAGCGGTTATCAGCAGCCTCGAAAAGTCTATCAGGAGCAGCCGCTAATGCCGGACATCCTGAACAGCCTGCGGATTTACCTGAAGACCAAGTCGGCGATCACGGCACTGGTCGGCAGTGGCGACGCGGCCCGCATCTATTTCCACGACGCCAAAGAAGGGGCGACCATGCCCTATATCGTCATGGAGATATTCGAGGGTCAGTCGCTGGAACACCTCGCCGGAATCAGCGGCGTGTGCAGCAACCGCATTCAGATCGACTGCTACGGCGTCACGGCTGCGGCTGCTTACGGACTTGCGGAAGCGGTACGTCTCGCACCTCTGCAAATGTTCCGGGGTTCGATGGCCACTGGCGGCGACTTGGTGCGGGTGTTGAACGTCACCGGCAACGTTAGCTATCGTCGGGGCTTCGATCCGCCAGTGTCTGGTTCAAGTCAAAAGCGTTACTGGGTTTCTAGAGACTACATCGTCATGTATCAGGAGGCGACAAGCTAATGGCAAACACACGAATCGACACGGGGCACGGCGGCAGTATCACGTTCGGAACCAGCAGCCGGGCACTTAACTGGCTGACCATCGACGCAGGCGAGCGTTCCCGGCCAGCAATTGACATCACGCATCTGGCCAGCACCGCACCGACCTACATGGCGGGCGACTTGGAGGAACCGGGCGAAGTGACGCTGACGGCACAATTCGACCCAGCGGCGACAGCAGGCTGGTACGCAACCAGCACCACATCGGAAACCGTGACCATCACCTGGCCGGTCGCACCTGGCGGGACCACTGCCGCAACCTACGCCGGAACCGGACTAGTTACACGGGTGAAGTTCCCGACGCTGCAAACGAACCAAGTTCAGACCTGCGAACTGACCGTGAAATGGACGGGAGCAACCCCGCCAGCATGGACCGCAGGCAACTAATTGGAGGCAACGATGGCAGAACGTGTACGGCTGGCACCACATCCGGCCAAGGACAAAGACGGCGGCCCGCTGTTTCCGCAGCTGCGAAGCATCATCGCTGACGGATACGGGCTGGTTGGCTACACCGGCGACCCGCCCTATCACCGGGTTCAGTTCATCAACTGGTTCGCATCGCAGGAACCGTGGATTGTGACGGCGGTAAAAGTGCTGGTCGAAACGGAGTTCGGCATCAAGCCTGACCAGATTAGCAGTGTACCGGAACCAGTGGCAGTCAATGAGGAGGACGACGAGTAATGGCAAATGAAATCAGCGTCACGGTTGGGGCAAGCGTAACCAACGGATATCTGCGGCAAACGACACAGACACAGACGCGGCAGTTTACGCAGACGACCGCACGGGCTGGCAGCGTTTGCCAAGACGTCGGCACCTCGGAGGAAACGGTAGCGTTTGGCGATGTCGTGCCGGGCTACATCGTGGCGACCAACTTGGATACGACCAACTTCGTGAGCCTGCGGTTTGTCAGCGGCGGTGCGAACGCAATTAAGTTGCCAGCCAATGGCGGGCAAGCCTGCTTCCATATCGGGGCTGGTGTGACGTTATACGCCATCTCAGACACGGCGGCGTGTAAGGTCAAGTTTGATTTATACAACACCTAAGGAGCAGACGGTGAATCGAGAGCAGTTTTTAAAGGCACGGGAAACGAAGATTGTCAGCGTTGACGTGCCTGAGTTTGGCGTGGTCAAGATGCGGGAACTACCTGAATCGATGCGGGTGCGGGAGTTTGACCTGTGGCTGCGTCCGGGCGACAAGGTAAACAAGCAGCGGCAGCAGGACGCACGGCTGAAGATTGTCAGTCTGTGCGTGGTTGGCGAGGATGGCCAGCCTTATCTGACGGAAGACGATTTCCCGACGATGCGGCAGATGCCATCGGCGGTAGTCACACGGCTGGCCGATGTGGCGATGTCGCTGGCCGGGCTGAGCGACGAGGACATAGGCGACAAACTAAAAAAAACATCCGGCGACTGAGGCACAACCATCGGCGATTCCTGCACCTGAAGCTCGCCGAACTTAGCGGCAGGCTGGATGCCGATGCGGTGGCCGATGAGCTGGACCGGGAGCAGTTGTTCGAGTGGTGGGCCTACGGCTACCTGAACGGCTGGTTTCCGGCAGCAGAAGAAAAAAAGGGCATGGACCCGCAGGCGGCAATGGACTTTTTCCAGAGGTTAG